AAGATATTGAAGCAACAGAAGAATAATGAGCGATTACGTAGGAGATAATAAATGGATTCCCAAAGAAGAAGGGGACGTTGCATCAGAGAAAATTGTTTGGTCTACTAAACAAGTAAATGATTTGATGATAGCGATGGATCAGGGTTTTAGACCTAAGGTTGCCATGCCATTTTATGAAGGTAAAAACTTTCTACGTAAAGGTAATATTGTATTTGAATATACTGATGACGAAGTAACTGAGTTAGCACGATGTGCAACCGATATTGTTTATTTCGCAGAGAGATACGCTGTAGTAATGACAGATAATGGTATTCAACAAGTAAAACTTAGAGAATATCAAAAACGAATGTTAAGAAACTTTCAAGAAGAAAGATTTAATATAGTTTTAGCTTCTCGTCAAATGGGTAAAACAGTTACTGCATCAATCTTTAATGCATGGTACCTTATTTTTAATACAGATAAGAATACTCTACTGCTTGCCAATAAATCAGATTCAACAAAAGAAATCATTGATAAAGCCAAGGTTGTTGTAGAAAATGTACCATTCTTTATGAAACCTGGGATCATTAAGTATGATGTCATGAATGTTAAATGTGATAATGGTTGTAGATTAGTTGGACAAGCAACAACATCTAAAGCGGGTATTGGATTTACTATTCATAATTTATATCTAGATGAGTTTGCACATATACATCCAACAATTGTAGATGCGTTCTATGAAAACGTATATCCTACGTTATCGGCTTCTAAAGTGTCACGTATCACGATTACATCAACACCAAATGGATTTAATAAGTTCTATCAAATATATGCCTCAGCAGATCGTGGCGATAACGAGTACAAAGCAATGCGTATTGATTGGTGGGAACACCCTGATAGAGATGACGAGTGGTATCAAAGAGAACTTGGTAACTTAGGAAGTATAGAAGCATTCAATAGACAATATGGAAATGAATTCGTGTCATCTTCTAATCTACTACTAGATCCTATTGATCTTAAGAAAATGCGCAAGCGTATGCAGAAATATGTTTATCATGATCTTGAAGAATTCGATGATATTAATATAGATGTTAAAGACCATCTAATGTGGGATCCTACATTTGATTTAGAATCTACTAAATCACCAGAAAACTTCTGGTTATTTTCTGTAGATATTGCAGAAGGTAACGGAGGTGATTATTCAGTAATTAATTTATTTCAAGTGATACCAATGAATAAAAAAGAAATAAAGCTCTCACAGAATCCTGGTGCTATGTATGATTTCTTTAAAATAAACCAAGTCGGGATATTTAGATCAAATGAACATGTCATTGAAGATTTTGCCAAAGTTCTATATACACTGTCTACTGAGATATTCTATAATGAAAATGTAAAATTAATAGTAGAATACAATACATATGGTTCTGTATTATTTCAATATTTAAGATCTGTGTTCCCACAAAGAAATGATTTTGATGACGAGATGGTAGTTAAATTTAGACATAGACATGATTCTAAGACATTAAAAGCTGGAATAAAAATAAAATCTGATAATAAATCAATATTTTGTCAGAATTTCGCAAAGTTATACAAAATAAATAGGATAAATATAACAGATGAAACAACAATAAATGAAGCTAGTCTATTTGGAGGTTTACCAAGAGGTGGTTATGGAGCTCAAATGGGAAATGATGATACTGTTATGACAGTTATTAGTTCTACTGAGTTTTTCAACACAACTGACTATGCAGATTACATTGAAGAACTTTTGGATTTTATAGATCCAGACTTACACATTGAGATGGAAAAGGTGTTATATAAGGATAATGTTTCCGATGGAGATTTACAATATGACATTTATGATTTAATCTAAATAAATTTCGAAAGAAGAATAGATATATAATAAAAGTAAAAAAAATAAAAAAGAACAACTATGGCATTAAGTCCTCAATTATTACAGTTCAAAAGCTCAGGCGTATATCGCTTAGAGTTTGACAAATCACAGACGGTTAATATCCCTGCTGAAACTATTAGATTGGTTGTTGGTAGATCTAAAAAAGGTCCATACAACACTCCAGTATTTATCGAAAACATAGAGCAATTTACTCAAGTATTCGGTGGTATTGACAAATCTTTAGAAAAGAAAGGAATGTACTTTCACAGATCATGTATCGAAACTCTTTCAAGAGGGCCGATTCTGGCATTAAACTTAACTATCGCTGATGCAGCTGATAGAATTGCATTGGTATCACCAGCAACTAATTCTTCTTTAGAAGGTTTATCTGCTTCACCAGCTTCTGTACAATACAGTAGCATTTTTGATACTGATAAATTTTGGGTTCCTTCTGATATCAAAACATTAGAAGCAGCAGGTAACACTGGTGAAAATTCAAACAACGCAATATCTTTCGCTAACATTAAGCAAGAGCCTATTTCAGTTATCGTAAGACAAGCTGCAAATACATCAGGTTTTGAAATGACAGCAAGAGAATGGTATGGAGAAGGAAATGTTCCTGAAGGTATCGAAGATTTAGAATACGTATCTGATTATATGGTAGACGTATTTGTATTCAAAGGTAGTTACGATGCATCTATATTACAAAATGACCCTACATACGGAGAATTTTTTAATGAGCATGGATTAGAAAGATCAAAACTAGCTCAATTTACTGCACTAAGAGAAGTTAGTTTAGTAGCACAATACACTGGATCAGTTATTCCAGAATTTCAAGATCAAGAAGGTCGTCAATTATACATTGAAACTTTAATTAACTTGGAAGCAAGAAGAACAGGTTTATTCTGTGCTATTAACGAAGACGCTCTAGATGCAATTGATTTTGTAGGTGAAAATTTCGACATCTACCAAGATTATAAAGTATTATCACATAGAGTTGCACAAGACGCTACTCCAGATGCAATAGCATTAGCAAAGCAAATGGAAGTTGACGGTGATCAATTAACAATTAAAAATACAACTGCAGGAGAATTAAGTACATTGGCAATTAATACTGATGGATTCTTAAGAGCTAGTTTAGTTGGAGAATTTACTCCAATAAAAACAATAAGCACAAGCGGTTCAGATATGATTATTGAAACTGAAGGAGCTATTAAAGCTTCAACTTATGAAACTTTTGAAGCTGGAACTGAAGCTACATTTCATGCAGGTCCTATTACAGTAGTAGGAGGCGATATTATCATATCATGCCCAGAAGTTGGAGCAGATGTAGCAGGTAAATTACTTACTGCAGGAAGCTTAACAACAGGAAACTTCTTATTAGGAGCAAATGGACTTGATTATGTAGGAATTGGTTCGGTTGAAGAATTACAACCACTTGGAAATGTAAATGTAGTAAAAATTACTGCAGCAGGTGGAAACGCATTTAGTTCAACATATGCAGCTGCAAGCGCATCTCAATTAACTGCATACTTAAGAGCAAATTCAGCTTCTTTAGAATTTACTACTATAGAGCCTAACTCTAGAGCGGTTATACTACCGACACTAGTTGACGATTATTCATTTACTCCACTTGGAGCTGGACAATTCAGATTATCTGCAACTGTCGCAAAAGATGTATTTGATTGGACAACGGTTTCAGTAGGAATGTATATTCCAGCTGACGGCGGAAAACTAGCAAGAATTAAAAGAATTATTAAGACTACTGTTGCAGGTTCTAATATTTATACATTCGAATGTCACAGACCAGTAACTTTAAGACCAGGACATGCTCTTAAGAGATACGAAGAAAGTACAAATACTTATACTGTATTCCCATTAGCTGCAGCAACACAAAGCGCTAAAACAATAGCTGAGTTATTAGCTCAACTAAAACCAGGAAACGGATTATCAAATACATTAATCGACAAAGACGCAATTACTTTCAGATATGTTGTTGATACATTTGGATCATTAGAAAACAGTGGTATACTTAACAAAGAAGAAATTACTCAACTTTGTAAAGAGAGACAAAATGCATCTGCAATTCTTAACGCACCGATGGTGAAAGAATTTAAAGGAGCAACTAATCCTTCTTTTAAAGACACATATACACTGGCATTTGATACTAGATTAGTAGCAACAGGTGGTAATTTAGAACTTAATCCAACTGCAGTATATTCATTACCAAGTATTAATGAGGGTGCAAACTTCGGTTTCTACTACTCACCAGGACTTAATGTATTAGAGAATGGTAAAACAAAGGTGATTCCACCAGCGGCTTACGTATCTAACAACTACATAGACAAGTACTTAAATGCATTACCATGGTCAATTATTGCAGGACCAAGAAGAGGTGTTGTAGGAGGTACAGGTGTACAAGGTTTAGAATTTGCATTCGATAAGAATGATAGAGATTTCTTAGAGCCATTTGGTATTAACCCAATCGTATTCGAAAGAGGCGTTGGTCTAACTATCAAGGGTAATAAAACTGCACAACAATCAGTTCAATCAGCATTATCTTCAGCTCACGTGAGAGAAGCAATGATATACATTGAAGACGGTTTAGCAGAAATCTTGAAAAACTATTTATTCGAGTTTAACAACGCACAAACAAGATTAGAGATTAAAACTTTAGCAGATTCATTTATGGAGTCAGTTAAAAAAGACGGAGGTGTATACGACTATAGAAATGTTATGGACGGAACAAACAACACTAACGAAGTGATCGATAATAATATGGGTATTTTAGATACATTTGTTGAGCCAGTTAAAGGACTTGAAATCTTAGTATCAAGAGTAACTATCCTGAATACAGGAGAAATCGCAACTGGAAACTTTGCATAACAAAATTAGATATATAAAATAAACACATACAAATTATGGCATTACCACATTATTCAGAAGATCAAACAAGTAAGAAAGGTAAGAATTTCGAACCAGTACAAGCTAACCTATTTGAGGTAACTATTTTACCTCCAGATGGTGTTGCGGGACAAGAGTTGTTATTACAACATGTCAATACTATATCAGGTCTTGCAGGATTACATAAAGAAGTTTCTGCTATTTCACAGAAGTATAAATTCGCTACTAGATCATATGCTGGTATGGTAGATGATACTTCTCTAGATATAACTGTTAACTTTTCATTGAACTTAAATGATTCTAACCAAGCGTATTTATACAAAACATTACGTCAATGGTACAGAGCACAATATAATCCAGAAACTGGTGAAATGGGCTTGAAAAAGAATTACGTAGGAACAATCGTAATCGTACAATTCAACAGAGAAGGTGATATTTTTAGAAAAGTAACACTTGATGACTGTTTCATTACTTCCGGTCTTGGATTTACAGACGCATTAGATTATTCATCTGCAGAAGTACAAACATTAGAGATCACTTGGAAATCTGATGTGTACGCTGAAGAAGTAAACTAAACTAAACTAACTAATAAGAAGGTATCTAACGATATCTTCTTATTTTTTGCAAGATAAATATAATATATTATTAACATATCAAATTATTATGAATAACCACAAATTAACAAAAAAACTCCAAGTTCTCTTAACAGAGAATGAGGTTTCTTCGGTCAATCGATGCATTCTAAACGATGCAGTAGAAACTGAAACGAGGCCAGTTTCTGTTAGTTCATGGATTAGAGATTTAATAAAAAAAGAATTAAGCCTAAAATCTATAGATCAACAGTCATATATTAAAACCAAAGTAAAAAACTTAAATAAGTAAATAACATGAGTAAAGAACTAAACAAAAAAGAAGAAGCTGCAAAAAAAATGCTAGAGGCCAGAGATCAAATCAATGAGCCTGTACAAGAAAACACATCAGTAGAAGATGTTTCTGCTGTGATGTTAGATGCAGTCGAGTCCAAAGGACTTGGTAAAGTAAGTATGGATAATTTTGGACAATCTAGACCAGATAAAACTTCGGATGAATTCCTAGGTTGGATGGTTTTAGATCAGTCAGAATTACCATCTAAAGGTAAATTTTATCCAAACGGGTGTGTTATTAAAATTAGATCAGCAAGAGCCGCTGAAATTAGACACTTCTCGACTATGGATGAAGAGAACTATATTGATATGGAAGAAAAACTAAACCATATCGTAGAAATGTGTACACAAATCACATTGAATGATAAGAGATTATCATACAAAGATCTTTTAGAAGAAGATAGAATTGTAGTTTTATTATCTATTAGAGATCTTACTTTCCCAGAACCAGAAAATAAGTTAATTCTTAAAGGTAAAACTGAAAGCAGCAAAAAAACAGTAGATATTGAACTATCTTCAAGGTATTTAGTTGCCACTGAAGTGCCGACTGAAATAGAAGGTTATTATAGTTCTAAAGAAAGAATGTATGTCATTAAGACAAGATCTGCTGGTGAAGTCAGAATGCGTCCACCTTCAATTGGTGTTATGCAAGAAATAACTAAGTATTTAAAAGATCGTCAAGAAAAAGAAGTTGAATTTGATAAAGCGTTTATACAGGTATTACCTTATATTACACCTGATTGGAGACAATTAAATTTACCTAAGATCTTTAATTTAGAAGTAGATTATAAAGCATGGGACCAGAAAAAGTTTATGGTTATCTATAGACTTGCAGAAAAAATGAAAATTGGAGTTGAAACAACACTTGAAATGGAATTCGATGGGGAGATCGCAAAAGCCCCTCTTGATTTCCCAGGTGGCATCAAAAGTCTTTTCATTATTTCAGATCTCGCTGGAGAATTACTTTAAGACTAAGTTCTATCTGGGCATACATCTCAGAATGCAACCTTCAGAAATTGAAAATATGTACTACTATGAATTTTGGTACTATATAAAAAATCTGTCGGAACACATTAAAGAGAAGAATAATCAGAACAAGGATCAACAAGAACAACAGGCACAACAACAGAGTGATATGAGCTCTAAATACAAAACGCCTAAGATGCCGTCGATCCAATCTTTAAAAGCACCATCTATGAAGATGCCTAAATTTTAAAGATATATAAAGAGTATAGATAAACGCTACATACAAGTAGCGTTTGTCTTATACTAAAAAAAGATTCACATACTTTGGCTCAAATGATTCCAAAATTTTTAAGTAGTGCATTCGAAAGAATGGGCAATAGTGATAAGTCACTAGAACAAGTAGCAATTAACACTGGAACAACAGCAGCGTCTGTTTCTGTAGGAGGTGATTTATATGAAAAAATGGATCAGCTTTGCAGAGCGCTAGAATCCGGTGGCAAAAGAGGTAAGGGCTCTGTTTCTATTAAAGAAGCATTAGTACTTAGGATTACTGCAGGTGCACTAGAACCTATTGGATTAGGTTTAGGTGTAATTATTGATGCATTAGAACGAGCACCAGAAGGTAAAGAACTTAAATTAAAAATGGAAGCTTTAACTAATGGTCTTTTAGCATTAGGTGAAGTTGGTTGGTCAATTGTAAAATTTGCAATGTTAATGATCGTAGCATTACCATTATTAATAGTAGCTGGTGTGGCCATGTTATTAATAGTGCCTATACTAAAACTTATGGTAGATGGACTAATGTGGGCTACCAAAAAACTAGATAAGAAACAACTTAAAAAAGTAGCCATGCTTGGTGAAATTGGAGTTAACATATTAATACTAGCAGTGAGTTTAGTATTAGTTGGATTATTAGGAACATATGCATTAAAGGGAGTATTAGTAGCAGCAGGTATTATGTTGGGTCTAGCAGGAATTATGATGCTTTTAGATAAAATGGGATTTGATCCTAAGGGTATGAAAAACTTTGCAAAGGCTTTAAAAAATCTAGCACTAGGGCTTTTAGGATTAACAATATCTTTAATATTAATAGGATTCTTAACAGCACCGGCATTAGCAGGATTAGCAACAGCTTCATTAATAATATTAACTATTGGTGGAGTATTTTGGTTGATGAACAAACTGAAAATTGCAAAATCAATGAGAAAAACAGCTAAATCGCTAATTTTTGCAGCGATGGCCATTTTATCGGTTTCGGTAGCATTAGTATTATCCGCACTTATAGTAAGCTCATTAGGTTGGTTAGAAGTAGGTAAAGTGTTATTATTGGTGGGTGCAGTAGCCATGACATTCTTTGTAATTAATAAAGTATTAGGTAAACAATCCAGAAAAGGAGCAATGTTAATGATATTTGCAGCAGGCGCAATATTAGCAGTTTCAGTTGCAATATTTTTAGCTAGATTATTAATAGGACCAATTGACGCTAAAAATGTTCTCGCAACATTTGGTGTCTTAGTAGTTATTGGCGCAGTGGCATTGGTATTTGGAATCGCAGGTGCAGCTGCAAAATTTATTAAAAAAGGTTCTATTGCGATGATGATTGCAGGAGTTGCAATGATAGTAATCGCTATAGGTGTTGCAGCAATGAAAGCAGCATTAAAAGGAGTCTCATGGGGTAAAATAGGAATGATGGCTGCAGTAATAGTAGGATTAGCTATTGCTATGGGAATTGCGGGAGCAGGACCAATTCCAGGATTTATTGCACTAGGTTCAGCAGCGATGATTGTCGCGGGAATCTCACTATTAGTTATAGCAGCTGGTGTTAAAGTTCTTGCAATAGCACTTAAAGATGTAACATTGGAAAAAGCTGGCATAATGGGTGCCGTTATTGTTGGTCTTGGTGCGGCTATGGCACTTGCAGGACTTGCAGCTCCATTTATAATTTTAGGTTCAGCAGCAATGATTCTCGCGGGAGTCGCAACAGCTGCGGTAGGAGCAGGATTAATGATTATATCAAAAGTTAATTTTAACAAATTAGGAAGTGTTGGTAAAAAAGGAGCTGGCGCATTTAATTGGTCAGGAGAGATGACTGCAGGTTTCTTAGGAATGGGTAAAAGAAGAAAAACTAATTTTGAAGTTGCTATAGAATCTATTGTTGATTCAATGTCATTAGGACCATTATCTATTGCAGGCGTTCTATTTGGAGCACCAGTTGTATTATTAGCTGGAATGGCTATGACAGCTGTAGCATTAGGTTTAAACGAAGTTCAAAAACTTACAGCCAAAATAAATTTAAGTGCATTATCTAAATCTGTAGCAGGTATGGTATTTGTACTTGCTGATGCATTTGGTAAAATTGGTGCTAAATATCCAGGAGGTAAACAATCATTATTCTCTTCTATAATGGGTGGAGGTGGAGGATCCCTTGTATCTCAAGGTATTTCATCCACAATGGGTATGGGATCAGCGTTATCTGGTATAGCTAGAGGTATGCAAGCAATGGCTAATCTTAAATTTCCAACAGAATATGATAAAGATGGTAATCCAATTGCATTCGAATCTATGGATTCTGATGCCCCTATAAAAGTTGCTATAAATGCAGCAATGATAACAGGTGTTCTAGCAGATGTATTTGGTAGAATTGGTAAGAAATATCCTGGAGGTAAAAAATCATTATTTGCTCAAATACTGACAGGTTCGGGTAATTCACCAGTTGCTGATGGTATATCTTCCGTACAAGGTATGGGTAGCGCACTTACAAACGTAGCGAGAGGTTTTCAAGCCATGGCGATGCTTAACTTTCCAGTAGAATGGGACAAAGAAGGTAAACCAATTAAGTTTGAAACTATGGATCTAAAAACCAATGGTAAATTGGTTATGGAGAATACACAAACTATTGTAGCTGGTTTATCAACTGTTTTTGGAGAAATCGGTAAAAATCCAGATGCACAAAGTTCATGGTGGGGAGGAAAATCAACAATTCAAAAGGGTATTAATCTTGTAACAGGAGTTAGTACACCACTTATAAATTTAGCAAAAGGTGTACAAAATATGGCTAGTCTTAAATTTCCAAAAGGATTTGATGCAGACGGTAAAGCAACAGGATATGATACGTTAAGTTCTCCTTCTGAAATAATGGAAAAAGTAACAGGCAATACTAAAATATTAATTAGAGCGCTAGTAGAAGTATTTACTGAAATTGGTAGCATGAAGGGTACATCAAAGATGTTTCCATGGTGGGATAATTCTGCATTTTCAAGAGGTGCCGATTTAGTAACACGTATGTCAGAACCTTATCAAAAATTAGGAGCAGCACTTAAAGAGGTTATGGCTGCAGTTGGTAAAATGGATACTAAATCTTTTGCCGGTAAAATGTCTGATATTATAAAAGTATTTGTAGGTGCAGGTCAAGATGACTCTTCTCCTGAAGTAATTAATCCTAGAAGATGGTATATTGCATCTCTTGGATCTGCATTTGAAAAAATGAAAACAGCGATACCTGCTATAGTAAAAGGAGCTAATAACTTCAACGAAAAACGAGGATCAGCATTTTTTGCAGCATTAGTTGGACCAACAGATAAAGGTAAAAGAGCCGATGGATACGACGCTCAGAGAAAACTCTGGAATACTATAGGTTTTAATACTACAAAAATGAGTTCATCTATGTCAGGTATTGCAACAGGAGTTAACTCGATGGACTTAGCTAAATTAACAGAAGCTAGAACGATGTTTGAAGCGTTAGGAGTTCTTGCAAACGGAGGAGAAGCTGAAGACATACTTTCTAGAATGGGCGAATCTTTAGAAGTTGCAATGCAACGTCTAGCAGATATTTTACAGGAATTCCAATCAGCGGTTGAGACTAATAACGAAAGTAGTAACTCATCTGATACTGGTACTAATCCAAGCACAGGCTTACCGAGTGAAGGCGGAGGTGGAGGAACACCACCACCTGCAAGTGCAGTTGGAACACAAAAAGTAATAATTAAGAATATTCCTGCACTGGCTCGAGCATTGGGTGTTGTTATAAGAGACTCTTAATTTATTTCTGAAACTTTTTAAAACATCATGGTATAAGTATTAAACGATATATTATGAGAACATCAACAACTTCATATTACGATTCATCAACATTATCACATGCTTCGTATAATTTTACTACTAAAGACTTAACTGTACATTTTAATCACGCAACATATGTATATGAGGACGTGTCATTAGAAGACTTTTATTCTTTTGAAGGGGCAAAATCTCAAGGTAAAGCGTTAAATGAATTTATTAAACCAAGTTATAAATTTGAGAAATTAGGAGAAACAGAAGCAACTCCAGGTAGTCTACTAAATGAATTACCACCTGCAGATTATCAAATGGGAAACTAATAACAACTTAAAACAAAACAAACATGGAACAAGCTATTGCATTTTTTACAGGAGTATTATCAGTATTATCAGTAATTGGTATTATCAGTATGATTAAGACTGCATCACAGGTTAAATATTTAAGAGATGATATTGATGAGTTACGAGACCTTTTTAATGAGTTAGAATTAGAGGCAGGTAGATCAACAGATATGTTAGATAGAAGAATTGACGGTGAAATAGGCAGAGTAGATGATATTCATGAAGATATACTCGATTATATTGAGACATCAATTACTGACATGTCAGAAGACTGCACTAAGAAATTTAAAAAGAAAAATTAAACATTTAAATTAATGACAAAGGCAAGTATCGTCCAAAGATTATTAGATGAAAAAAGAATTACCACTGAAGAAGCAGTAGTTCTTTTAAAGAATGAAGTGATCAGTGTTCCAATGTACACTCCAAATCCACATTATATCGATCCTTCTTGGACAGGACCACCACCAGTATGGTGTTCAGATGACACTACAGGTAATATCGATTAAATAATACATTATGAAGAAGCGTAAAAAATCACGTGAGGATTTTAATCCCGAAGAGAGAAAGCGTAAACTTAATTTTAAAAAGAAAAAACAACGTTTTGAAGATAACTACTTTGACCCTAAGAGGTTAAGTGAATTAGAAGATTTTGATGAAAACTATGAATAAAGAAGATTTTATCTATAGGCATATCGAGAGCATATTAGATGTTCCTGGTGACCTTAGCTCTGGAATCAATGGATGTATACTCGCGAGTGCATATGATAGAGCCTGTAGCATCCTAGAATCACATGGAGCTGCTAAACCTACTATAGTACATACAATAGATGATCCGGAATGTGAATTAACATATTTAGTAGAAAATGGACAATAAAATGATATTCTGGGATGAAATGTGGAATCAAAGTACACCTGTTCCTACACCAACACCAACTGTAGAGTGTTGTGGTGAATGGGATAAAGATGGTAAATGTAATTGTAAAAAATAAATAATGGGACTTTTAGAAAAAATATCATGGAGAACACGTAAATGGAATTTAAAAATCAATTTATTAGATATCTTCTTACATGACGGAGATGGATGTTGGGGGTTTACATTCTTAGAGATAGTACATAATTTTGAATCCCGCTCTTTAATTTCTTTTGAATTTAGATTACCAAATGGAGGAAATATTAAACAATTTAGCATTGATAATTGGGATTTCTTATTTATTAGAAGATTTCTCTATAATTATTGGGAAAAACTAGATGATTTAAACATGTGGCAGGGAGGTCTTTCTAAATGGGATAAAATCAAACTCAGTATTTTAAATAAAATTTTATAAAATAATTAAACAAATTTAAAACACTACATATAAACTACATGAAATTGATACTAGTAGGTAAAGCAGCATCCGGAAAGGATTTTTTAAAAGACAGGTTAAATAATAAAGGATTTACAATAGGTGTAAGTCACACTACTAGATTACCTAGAAACAATGAAGTGAATGGTGAAGATTATCATTTTGTAGAATTGAGTGAATTTAAAAAAATGATTGATGCCGGCGACTTTATAGAATATATGGAGTTTAATGGTTGGTATTATGGTCAAACAGCAAATGATTTTAATACTTCAGATGTAATGATTATGAGCAAGGATGGTTTAGATATGTTACCTGATCAATACAGAGATCAATGTGTAGTCCTTTATTTAGACGTTAATAGAAAGACTAGAATAGAAAGACTTAACTATAGGAATGATGTAAATGACTCCATTATGAGAAGGATGAATACTGATGATGAACAGTTTGCAAATTTTAAAGACTACGATATTAGAATAAAAAACGAAGATTTTTAAGAAGGATAAATAATATAACACAATTAAATAATTATAACATGAATACAAAGTTAAAAGCTCGTCAAAGCGAATTGGCAATTGAAATCGATGCTCTACAAACAGAAGCATCAGAAAAGCGTTTCGAAATTACATTCGATAATATTAAAGCTATCAAAACAGTACAAGAACATCTTAATAAAGGTTATACTTGGAAAACACAAAATGCTGCAGTGGTTGTATCTTTATATGATCAATTTAAAGCTCAGGGTAAAGATCTAAAAAGTGATTCTGATCCTGTTGTTTCTTTAAGAGGTCATGAATTGAATGCACTATATCAAGCATTGCTTAATGTAGAAGGAACTGGAATTGAAAATGCACGTAGATTCATTACTATGTTAACTCAAATTGGTGAAGCTGTAGGTGCAGCAATGCAAGAGCTAAGCGCAGTAAACACTTCGTTAAATGATATGCATGCTGAGTTAGCTGAAGTTGATGCTAAATTAGACGCAGATGCTAATATAGAAGTAGTTTCTCCAGAATTAGAAACAGCAAAGTCTACTAAGTAAGACTTATAATTAAAGATACAATGTGATGATAGGTATTAAACCTATCATCTATTGTCGTTTAACAAGTAATTAAATTATTAAACTTACAGTAAATACGTATGAAAATATTTGTAACATCCAATTTACAGCTAGGAAGACCTGCAGCAATAAAAAAATATAATAGACCTTATAATGATGTAGATGAAATGACAGAAGATCTTATACTAAAGTGGAACACAGTAGTAAAGAACGAAGATACTGTTTATTATCTAGGTAATTTAGCACATGATCCTAAAACTGCACAAGATGCATTACAAAGATTAAATGGCAATATTAAATTCATTCAAGGTGATTTCGATAGTTCTCTTACATTATTAAGTGAAAAAGGAATGTTACCTTCTCGTTGTTCTATGCTTAGATGTGTAGATTTCATTGAAGAAATGAATGTAGCAGTTTCTTATTGGCCTATGGGCGCATGGCCTAAAAAACTAAATAAGGCATGGTCTGTTATTGGTTATCCAAATAAAAAACATAAATCAGATCCTAAAAAGAGAATCATCAATGTCTCTACTGATTTATGGCAGAACACTCCACAAGAGCTTGAAAAGTTACTTGGTATATTCTCTGATTTTTAATTTACAACTTTTCTGAAAATAAACGCTTAAATATTTTTTTATGTCGTTTATTTGTGGTATATTAGTAGTATAATTAAAAACAAAGAGAGTCATATGCAAATAAAAATTAACAAACAACAAGAAGAAGTTTTAAAGTCAGCCTTAGAAGATTACATTCAAAATCTTGTAGGTAAAGGTCGCAAATATAATAATGCTGTTGAAATCATAAACACCATTAACAATGCGGGACTAGTTAAACTAGAACGTACTCCTAGAGTATTTATGCAAAAACAATATATGTTTACCTTTGAAGAAGGTGGATGGAATACTGTTTGGGCCAAAACACTACCAGGTGCAAGAAGGTCAGCAGTTAAAGAATATAGAGATTCTGAAAACTTAACAGTTAGATTAGACTCTGTACATTTAGCAACTCAGAAAGGATTAGAATCAGCAATGAGTCTATTCTATTAATTGTTCGCAACTTTTAAAAATAAACTTAAAAAAGCTTTCCCGTTAAATAAATAAATGTTATATTAGTAGTATAATTAAAAACTAAAAAAGAATAATATGCCAAAACAACCAAGTTACCGTCAACTATCCGAAAATTTCATCACATCAAAGTCAGAAAAAGATTACAATGTATTGTATCAGCGTGTAAAGCCAGGACTTAGAAACTATATTTCAAATGTAGTTAAAGATGTAAATGCAACAGAAGACATTCTAACAAACACATTAACTAAAATGTGGACTAAGATAGATCAGTATAATCCATCTTATCAAATTACTACATGGTTATATAGAATTGCATTTAATGAATGTTTAGGTTGGATACGTCAACGTAATTCTAAATACAGCATTGATGCTATGAAAGAATATGGTATTGAAATTTCTGATCAATATGCTCATACATCAGCTCGTGATCTACTTGTTGAAAATGAAGTAAAATCAGAAGCTGATTGGTATGAAGAAGATGATTATTTACAATCACGATACGAACTAGCTCTTAAAAACATTACTACTCTAAAACCAATGTATAGAGAAATTATAGAAGATCGTCTACTTAATAATATGAAATATGAAGATATTGCATCTAAGCATGATCTACCACTTCAAACTATTAAGAATAGAATTCGTAGAGGTAAAACTATTATTGCTGAAAGCATGGATTATTAATAAACAAAATAAAGTGGCAAGGTATAAAGGAAGTAACGAAATTTTAAAAATCATGAGTAACGGGTATTACGTAAGAGAAGATTTTAGAGTTAATCCAAAAAGTCTAGTACCTGGAGGATGGGATTTAGAAGTAGAATTCAAATCAGGTGAAATTAGAATATACTCCAATATTAAAAACACAGAGGGATATGCTAAACATATATTGTCAAAAGACAAAAATATAAAATCAGTAACTGTAATTGGAGAAAGTACAAAAGATTAAAATAAGTAGGTAACAAAATAAAGTTCTTTGATTTATTGGTAGAGAAACACGAGAGATGCTCCGGTGGTGGAATTGGTAGACACGTTGGACTTAAAATCCAATGAGCAGTAATGCTCGTGCGGGTTCAAGTCCCGCCCGGAGTACTAAAAGAGAGGCTAGTGAAGCTGTAATAATAGACAATATTGATGAATGAAAAAAGGTTTGGAGTAGTTCAGAATCCAGGCAATCTATTATCAGAAACCTTGAAAGACCCGAAGCCTCTCTTATTTATGGACCAGTAGCATAACTGGATAATGCATCGCCCTTCTAAGGCGACGACTAAAGGTTCGAATCCTTTCTGGTTCACTATCTAGTCAAGTATCTCCTCAAGCTTATACCTTGTAGAAAGAGTAATTGGTTACATGAGAGTTCAAATCTCTTCTTGACTACCCCTAGAAAAAATTAAATTATATTAATGATATATAGTTATCAACAAAAAACTAAGTAAGTAATGAATAACAACGAACAATCAACAAACGGAAACACGCAATTAAATAGTGAGAGATCAAATCTTAACAATAGAGTTTCTAGGTTTATGATGCTAGGTAGATCAAAGAAGGTAGCATGGGACGGTAGAAGAAGAAATCGAACCATTTAAAAGATTGCCTCTTTAGCTCAGTTGGTAGAGCAGCTCACTTGTAATGAGCAGGTCATCCGTTCGAGTCGGATAAGAGGCTCAAAAATCGAGGAAATAAAAGACACCTCGGGACAAGTATCGGGTCCTTAAACAATACAGGCAGCAGCCTCACGAAGCCTATAATTAATCAATGAGTGAGGTCTGAGAATATAAAGGAAGTAACGATCCTACTCAGTAGTTTGACTTGTTTTATGTGGTAAGACACTAATGCGTTTTATTCAATATGAAAGAAACCGTTAAAATCTAGTCTAACATGTCTCAGTTAGGCGTTATAGGAGAGGTGGCAGAGTGGTCGAATGCACTGGTCTTGAAAACCAGCGTACTGCAAGGTACCGGGGGTTCGAATCCCTCCCTCTCCGCTAATTACTTATATGAAACTTTTTTATATTAAGTAGTATAAGGTTCTGAAAACAAAAACAATGGAATTTAATTCATTAAACTTATTAACCCATACTGCTCAAATACAAGTAGCAGTTACTTCTGACTCTAATCATCCTAGATTACTGCAAAGAGCAGACTGAGCAGAAGATTTTGACAAACCATATTAATTTATTATGAAAAATATTATTTTATC